AGTGGAAAGAAAGGTGTACTTAAGGGTCTAGCAAATCGTAGAGCAAAAATGTTTAATAAATATGCTATACCTAATAAATTACCTAGGGTAACTGACTTTGAATTTACCAAAGGAGACAAAGGAGGAACAAATGTTACTTATTACTTTGAGGGCAATAAGAAACCAATAACCAAATTTATATCCAAGGGTATACATCCTGACTCCAAAGGAGCAGACACAGAAACCAAAGGCTACGAAAAATTCAAAGTACAAAATTAAACACATGGATTTACAATCAGCACTAGACGCATTATCAAATCACGAAACTTTCGCAGTATTTATACTAACCATACGAGACCTCAGAGAAGAAGCTATAGCAGAGCTACACAAAGCTGACTTTGAGCAAATACAACAAATTAGTGGTCGTATATTGACCTATGACCAAATCTTACAAATGGCTGATTACAAGACATTGGAAAGAAGATTTGGATAGTATGTTATAATAACTTTATCGCAATCGCTTAGGCGCAAAGAAAGTGGAAAATTATGACAGATGAAATCAAAGGAGCAGTCGCTGAGGCTCTTAAAGAAGATAGAAGCGGAGCAAACATCACCCCTGCGCAATTAGCTGCAAGGAGACTAAATCAATCACAACCAGAACCTCAACCAGAGATTCAGGAAGAGATTCAAGAGCAGGTAGAAGAAACTGAAGTAGAAGAACCAGTAGCAGAAGTACAAGAAGAAACTCAAGAAGTTTCTGAAAGTCCAGAAGTTACTGAAGAAGTTACAGAGGAGACCCAAGCCGAAGATGTTCTTTCACAGTACAACTTGGACGAAATGTCTGAGGAAGAGTTAGAAGACTTATCAAAGAAACTTGGAAGTCGTGCAGTTGCTCGTTATGGCGAACTTACAGCCAAACGGAAAGCTGCTGAAGAAAAGTTAGCTGAGTTACAAAAGCAAATGTCTGAGCAGAAAAATGATATTCTGCAAAGCAAGAAGCCAGTCGAAAACAATCCTTACTCAAACCTAGAAACCGTTGAGGCTCTGCAAGACAAAGCCCAAGAGGTGAATGAAATAATAGGATGGGCAGAGGATATATTGTTTGAGTCAGATGGTTACTCAGCTGATGATGTGGTCACAGAGGTAGAGGGCAAAGAAGTTACCAAAGCGCAAGTTCGCAAAAGTTTACTTCAAGCCAGAAAAGCAAGAGATGCTTTCTTACCAGACCAGTTAAATACACTTCAGCAAATTGAAAATGGCAAGCAACTTAGGTCTGCATTTGAAGAACAAGCAAAGCAAGAGCTTTCTTGGCTTCAAGGAGAAGACAACGATACAAGGAAACAATATGAGTCAATGTTATCTGATAAAAGATTCATTGACTTACAAGATAAGGTTGACCCAGATATATCAGCTCAGTTGCCATACTTGATTGCTCATGCAGCAAACAGTATGTATGGTCGCAAGCTAATACAGGATAAACCAAAGGTTTCTATCACTCCTCCAAAGACTGGTGCAACTTCTGCACCTAACACAAGTCGTGCTAAGAAAAGTACAAAAGCTCTGGCTGACCTATCCAGTCGATTTAAAGATTCAGGGAATGAAAAAGATTTCATCAAACTTCGTACAAAACAACTCACAAAATAAATTTTAAAATAAAATGGCAATTACAGATACATTCAATCCAGCGTTACAACCAGTAACGACCCAAGGACCGAGTGCTTCTAACCGTGAGGATTTGACAGATGTCTTGACAATCCTTGCGCCAGAAGAAACACCAGCCCTTTCATCCGCTAACAAACAAAAAGCTAACGCTACATTTGTTGAGTGGACAGTCGATTCATTAGCTACTCCTGCTACCACAGGTATTTCAGAGGGAGCTGATGTTACATCATTCACAGACCAATTTGCATCTCGTGCAAGACTTGGTAACTATATCCAGAAGTTCCGTAGAGACTTCATGGTTTCTGATTTACAAGAAGCTGTTGACTCTGTTGGACCTGCTAAAGTTGCACAAGCTGAAGCAAAAGCTATTCGTGAGCTTAAACGAGACATTGAGGCTACAATCTTATCAGACAATGACCGTCAAGCAGAAACAGGAGCAGTTCCTTACAAAATGCGTGGTCTTGGTGATTGGTTAGATTCAGCTGGACCTTCAGATGTTCCTGCTGACTATCGTACACCTGCTGGCTCTATCAACACTCAAGCAGCAGCTGGTGACATCACAGAGTCTGAGTTCAACACAATCATTCGCTCAATCTATCGTGCAAATGGTGAAGCTAACAACTTGGTTCTTATCGCTGATACAACACTTCGTAAACAAATCGCTGACTACGCTCGCTTCGGTGCAGATGTAGCTGACGGAACTAACGCAGGTGTTCGTTCAGTAAACTATGATGGAAATGACTCAACTATCAAATTATCTGTTGAAGTATATCAATCAGACTTTGGTATCGTTTCTATCGTAAACATGAATCCTGTTACTAATCCAGAAACTGTTACAGGTTCTACTGCAAATCATGACCGTGGTTACTTAATCAACCCTGACTACTATGGTATTCATGAGTTGATTCCTATGGGTTCTACTCGCTTACCTAACATGGGTGGTGGAGAGCGTGGTTTCGTAGACTGTGCATTAACACTAGGTGTTTATGCTCCAGCAGCTCACGGTAAAATCGTTTAATAAAATAGGAGGATAATTATATGGCACTAGTATTAAAAAAAATAGGTAATCTTGAAACACTTGCACAAGGCTATACTCATGAAGTAGAGTTTGAAGCAAACGAACTATCAGCTTCAACAGGCGCTCAATCAACAGCAGTTCAGTTCCCATCTGGGTCTGCACTTGCAGGTGTTATCGCTAAAGCAAGCATTGAAGTTAAAGAGTTAGTAACTGCGGCAGTATCTACTGGTTCAGCTATCTCTAATGCAACAATCTCTTGTGGAGATGACGATGTTGATGGATTCGTAGCATTAACAGACTGTTTCACAGGTGACACAGAAAACCAAGGATATGTAAACACAGGAGTATTATTAAATGGTGCAACTGCTACATCTCATGTGGTTTCTCAGTTCAATGTATCATCTAATGGTACAGGTAATGGATTCGGTAACGCAGAAAAGGGTAAATTTAAACTCTTGGTAGCTTACTATCCAACAGCTGGTTCAGGACTTACAAGTTAATAAATAATCTCATAGGGTGGTAGGCAGATACCTGCCACCCTTTTTTATAATGGATATACTACACTTTAAAAACAAATCCCACGATGAGGGAGAACATTGCAAGGCAATGGCAGATGTTATTAACAATGCTATCTTGCAAGAAAAACTAACTGAAAAAGACAGAACAGATATTGCTCGTAAAGAGGCAAGTGAGCTAAAAGGTAAGACACACCCTACGCTTGGTAAGTGTGTAGCGACTATACCAGCTCGTGAATACTTTCGCTTGGTAAAGAAGTATGGCTCTGATACAGTATTATCTAAAGAATTTTTACAATACTTCAATAAGAAGCACAAAGACCTTTCACCTAATAAAGCATAATGATTCTACGAAGAAACCAAGACTTATTTAATACAATCAAAGCACTAGCTGGTGTTAATGATTTTACAGATAATGAAATAACCGACTTGGTTTCATTTACTAATCGTAGGCTTACAATGGCTTACAACACTAGCCCAATGTGGGAAAGATATGTTGTGGTATCTGAAGAAAGAAATGTATCTTCATTTGCTTTAAGTGGGTTATCAACAGCAAGTTATAATGCTGCTTACACTAAGTATGGAAAATATGAATCAACTTCAGGAGTGTTTACTGACTTCTATGTTCCCAATAATTCAACAGCTATTGGCTCAAATTTTCAATTCATAAGAAATAGTAGTGGTAAATGGCTATGGGGAACATCGGCTTATCAAAAAGACCCAGTTACCGATATTATTACTCTTACTGGTTCTGGTGTTGGCTTTGCTACACAACAAGATGATGAGGTATATGACTCTCCTATTGAAGTAAAAAATTGGGGTTCATTAACTAATGTTAGTGGATTTTTAAAACTAACAGCAAAGCAAATCGTAACATACGATGAAGCCTTTGAGGAATTAACATCTGGGGCAACTAGAGTAGCTAAGGATACAATACAAGACTTTATTCGTATTCACCGAAATCAATCTTTCTTAAATAACTCTGCTACTGAGTATGACTTCTATGTAGATGTTAATGGAGCAAATGTACTTAATAGCTCTGCAACTGATGGAAAAGTATTTGTTACTTATAAAAAACCAATAGTAAATACTACTACTGGTCAGGTAATTACATCTTTAGATACAACTGCTACAAGCAATTATCTAACAGAGATACCCCTAGAATTTTTTAATTATACTGCTCATGCAGTATATGCAGACTTCCTAAGAATGGATGGTCAGCACGACAAGGCAGCATTTGAAGAGCAAAAGGCTGATATGTTCCTTGCAACAGAGCTTGAACGCATTGATATAATAAATAATAACAATTCTTTAAATCATAAGTTCACGACTTATGTAAACACTTCATCACGATAACAATTATGCCTAATTCAAATGTAGTAAACTTATACCCAGTTCCTAATGGAACAATCGGAGATAGAGTATTAACCGTGGCAGATTCAGCAGTTACTCTTTTGACTACTGCTAGTCTTTCAGGAAATACTGAACCATCTTTTGATTCACTAACTCGTTACATCGTTCTTGATATTCAAGACGCAGATGTTCGTGTAACATATGATGGTGGTGACCCAACTTCTTCAGTTGGTCACATTCTATTCGCTGGTCGCTCTTACACTTGGGCAGTAGAAACTGCTAGAGTTGCTAAGTTCATTAGAGACGGTGGTACATCTGCTAAGATACACGCTTCTGAATTTACTCAGTAATGTCTTCCGAATTTCTAGCATCTGGAGAGAATGTTCTTGATTCTAACCTAGGTGGTGCATGGGACATCATCAATGGCTATGCTGGGCGCAAACAAGACCTAGGAATAGCTCGTAGGTTCGGAGGTTCCGCAGCTGCGTACTCATTGCGAGACATTGGTGCAATGAATGGAAGAGTCGTCAAAGTCCGCAGAGACCTAGATGGAGAAGAGGCAGACCCAGAAGAAGATTTCTCAGCTAATCAAGTCCAGAGTGGTGCATTAGAAGATTGGGTAAATGGTAAACTAGAGAGTACACTACCAGCAGATGTAGCAACAGCCGCAGCTGCTTATAGTCTTCGTAAAGTAAAAGCTAGTTACAGCGGTGATGCAGTTCGTATTCGTAGAAGCTCAGATGATATTGAGGTAGATGTAGCTTTTGATTCAGATGATAAGGTAAGTGCAAGTTCTTCTATTACAAATATAGCTGAACAAGGTGGAGAAAGTGGAAGCACAACTGCTACTGACCTTAATGGATTTTTAAATGAAACACTAACAGTAGGTACAGCAGTAAATGGTACTGGTGGTTTTGATAATTACACTTTAACTAATGTTTCTAACACTGGGTTTTCAGCCGATAATAGTGCTGGAGGAACTGGTTCAGCTGGATTTCCCTACAAGCACGCTACTGGAGATGTAATGGTAATAAGGTACACAGTAAGTAACTTTAGTAGTACATCTAGTTTAAGTCCAGTTATCAGAGGAACAACTGGTGTTGGAAGTGTAGTAGGAACAACTACTGGTGGTACTGAAATACTTGCTAATGGAACTCGTACTGAAACTTTAACTGCAACAGCAGAGGGAACTCACCTTATGTTTGCTGATGGTAATACTGGTTCTTACACAATCAGCGACTTTGAAATAGTATCTCATACTCACTTAGCCTTTGTCCACACTTGGTACGACCAAGCTGGGTCATACAATGCAGTTCAAGAGACTGATGCTAACCAACCAAAGATTGCAGAGAGTGGAGCATTGCTTACTGATGGTATAGACTTTGATGGTAGTAATGACTTCTTGGGATTTGGTGCTGATATATGTTCTAATATAAATAACTTTAGTGCATTTACTATTGCAAAATCCGATGGTGGGAATGGAGGTTTACAAGTACTTTTTTCAGTAGGATTTAGTGGAGATGGAACTATTTTCGCTCAAGCTAGAGACGACAGTAATATTGAAGCTCATTTTGGAAATGGAAGCAGTTCAGCTAATGTAGTAAATTTATCTCAAAATGTATCGCAATTTGAAAGTGATATGTTGTTTACAACAATAGGTGGTTCATCTACCTCTAAAGGATTTGCTGATGCAGTAGAAGGAGGTTCTGTATCTTCGGCTAGTGCTAACCCAACCAATACAACTGGAGGAATTGGTATGCACACTGGAAGCTCAAGCCCATTTGATGGTTCTGTTAAAGAAGCAATATTTTATAATTCAGACCAATCAGACAATCGCTTCAAGATTGAGTCCAACATCAATAACTATTATGGTTTGTACAATGATGCGAATGAAACCAATGGAGACTTTGATAAAACATTTAGTCCTACAGCAGATGGAACATTTACCCCAAATGGTAAAGATGGATTCACATTAGCTGTAGTGTCTAGTACAGTATATGCTGGTATTAAATTAAATGCAGATGTTACGAGTGGGGATTCTATATATGTATCATTTAATTGTTCCTTTGATGCTGGTAGCCCATCGCCAAAAATTGTACTAAGAGATACTGATTCTGATTTCTTTGGAGGTGGAACTTTAATGTCAAATGAAGAAAGTGTAGTAAATGGATTTAATTCATTTACACTAACATCTACTAATAGTAGTGCTAGTGGTGTTGTATTATCTGAAGCTGATAATAATTTAACTTATTCTATATCTGATTTCAAAGTATCTCGCATAGCTCGTAATGGTTTCGTAGAAACTTTGTACGACCAAAGTGGTAATGGTAGAGATATATCTCAAGCCTCTGCTTCAAACCAACCTACTATTGTTTCCAATGGTGGTATTTATAAAAGTGGTGCATATCCATCAATTAGATATACCGATACTTCCGCAACATATTTAGTTACAGAATCCTATAGTCCAGTTGAACAAGGTGGTTCTGGAATGCCAAACTTTACATTATTTGCAGTTACTGGAATACCAGAAGCTGCTGGGTTTGATAGTATCGTAAGTGCTGGTGGTTCAGAAGGTTCTAACTCAATTGGTGGTTTTAAACTAAGGCATTTAAAAGATGGTTCTGGTAATATAGATTCTAGAATTGATATAGCTCAAACTGGAGCAAGTCCTCACCAAGCTAATGCTCAATCAAATAATGCAACACCTCAATCTGTAAATTTACATACTTCTTATTTAGATAGTACAGATGATGAGTTATTTGCTCAACAAAATAGTGCAACAAGTGGAACAACTACTACAACCTTGATACCATTATCTGGTCAAGGAGCAGAGAATGACAATCTTAAAGTAGGGACAGATATGTTTAATGATACTCCAAGAGCTAGTTACTTAGGTGAAATACTAGAAATAATACTTTATACAGATAGTAAAAAATCTGACCTATCTGACTTAACGAGTGAAATAAATAATTTTTACAACATTTAATTATGAGCGAAGAAACCGAAGAAGAAATTACAATCAATTACTTAGTATACGAAACACTAGACGATGCTATTGCTAGAGCAGACACAGAGGGCGCTAGACGAGGCTATGCTTACCATAGAGTAGGCTCTGGAACTCGTTATAGGACTTACCCTCAAGAGACTGCTGATGCAAAGTATGCACTAGTTGTGGACGGATATGAACTAACAGAAGATGAAGAGTCAGCTATTACAACTAGCGTCACCTTCCCAGCACCAGAGGAAATCTAGTATGGAGGAGACACTACAAAGATTATCCGTAGGAATCTTCGGATGGATAGCCACGGATACATTACAGAATGTGGACTTAATGTTAGGTGTAGTGTCTAAGGGAGTCTTAATTACTTTAACAGTTTTATCAATCTATAAACTATGGAGGGAACTTAAATGACACCAGAATTATTAGCAATGTTAGGTGGTGGAGCTAGTGGCTTCATCTTTAAACTAGTAGGTACATTGGTACAAAATCAAGCAGCACTCACTAAAGGACTAATTGAAAAACAAAAAGCATCAGACGAAAGTGCCGATGCCGCAGCAAAAAGGGTAGATGCCTTTGGTGCTTGGACACGCAGGATTATTGTATTAACAGTTTTATTTGGTGTTATTATTGCACCATTTATTTTAGCAAATAGTGATTCAGGAGTTACTATTGCTACTGATTACAGTAATTGGTTTGGAATCTTTAAGGGTACAAATTATCAAACCCTACATGGATATATAATTTTACCAGAAATCAAGACAGCTGTTATCAGTATTATCAGTTTCTACTTCGGTAGTGCAGCAGTAAGTAAATAATTATGAACGAGTGTTATATTTGTAAATGGACAAAAAACAAGCCAGAAAAGAACTGCAAACTCTCAGGGACTCCATCACCAAAGTGCTTGGCGAAAAGAGTAACGAAGATATTAGCGAGCATATACAAGAGGCTCAAGAGTCTGCTAGTGAAGGTGCTAAAGCGCTTAAGAAATCTCTTATAGAGAGAATCAAGGATTTACCAGTCGTAACTCAAGTATCTCAGCTTGGGGCAGCTGGTACTGTGGCTGTATCTACAGCTGCTGTAACACAGGTAGACATCGCTAAAGATAGGACTGAGATATTTGTAGCAGAGGTTGCTCAAGATGTAGTAGAACAAAGATTTGAAGTTCCACAGTTTATTGATAACTTTGTGGACTTTGCTAGTCTTAACGATTGGGGACAAGAAGTTATTGCTGAGAAGATTCAGGAGGCTCAGGCTTTTGTAGCAGAGGCTTCCGAACCACAACAGACTTCCACACCATCTGCTGAGTCTTCGGACACCACACCTGAAACCTCGTCTTCTTCGCAAGATAGTTCCTCCGATAGTCCTTCTCAGCCTTCAGAAACTGAAGAACCCCAAGAACCAAAATCAGAAGAGTCAGAGCCAAAAGAGGGTAAATCATCCTCAGAGCCTACTGAAGAGCCTAAGGAAGTCAAGTCTAATGATGAGCCTAAGGAAGAGTCAAAAGGCGATACAGAGCAATCTGAGGCTAAATCTAATGCCATACCTATAGTTGAAACACCTATAGATAATGACTCATCAATTAGACAAGTATCACCAACATCATGAATGCAAAAGAATATGCCCAAAAAAGAGTAGATGATAAACTACTTGGTTATAAAATAAGAGCTAAATTATTTTCTGGAGAAGATAATTACTTTAAACAAAACCCCAATGTTGCAGGAATGGCTAATTTTGAAACCAATGATATTGTATTAAACCCATACTCAAAAGATAGAAATATGGAATCAGTAGCAATGAATGAAGCCATAAGATTAAAAATGAGAAAAGAGGGGTTTGTTCCAGATATAGAAATATCAGACGAACAAAAACAGTTTTTTAAAGGAACTGCCTATGAGGGTAATGATGATGCAATCAAGGAAACAATATTTGCTAGAATATACTCAAAGGACTCATCGGCTAATGCTACAGAAGACCAAATGAAAGCATACAAAGAATATATAGGAAAATGATAGAATTTATTTTAACTCACTATAAAGACGACTTACTAGCTATGGCATTTGCCTACATTGGTATAATATCTATTATAATGATGTTCTTACCAAAGGACAACTTCATTAAAAAATTCTTCAAAGAATTTGCATCAATCTTTACAACTTTTTTTAAAAAATGAGCCACGAATTTTCAGAATTAGATATTAACAATGACTCCGACTATGGTTGGGGTGAAAGCATTACATCAACCAATTACAATTATTTCTTTGTACCTTCTATACCTGAGTGGGCATATAGTGAGTATGATGGCTTATACTATGAAGGCGTACAATACAATTGGGATGAGGTAGATTACAGATTAACTGTAGATTACAATAGTGTACCTGAGCCAGCAGATGCAGGATTCATAGGTGCATTGATGGTAGGAATTTTTGTAGCATTCTGTTACTTTAAAAACAAGAAAGATATGGAGGAAAAATAATTATGGCACATTACGGAAAAGGAAGTTGTGGAGAAAAGAAGGGTGGCAAGAGTAAAGGTCGCAGAACAATGAAAGGAAAATACTAATGCCATTTAGCAAGTATAGTCCTAAGCAAAAGAAACTAGCCAGAGTTGCAGCACCTCGTAATAAGATTACTCAGGCTGACTTCAAAGCACTCAAGCGCAAGAAGATTAAATAATGGCTAAGATATGCAAGAGAGGTGTAGCGTGGGCTAGGAGAACTTTTGACAAGTATCCTAGTGCTTACGCAAATATGGCTGCCTCCAAGTATTGCAAAGACCCCAACTATGCCAAAGGCGCTAAAGGCAAGAAAAGAAAGAAGAAGTAATGGGTGAACTCAAAAAGTGGAGAGAACAAAACTGGGTTAGGATTGGAACTGATGGGAAGATTAAAGGACCTTGCGGAACTTCAAAAAACAAAAAGAACCCAGACCGTTGCCTTCCAATGGCTAAAGCCAAGAGTTTATCTCAATCTGAGCGAGCAGCCACAGCAAAGAAAAAGAAAAGAGCTGGTTCAAAGGGCAAGCAATTTGTGGCAAATACACCTAGAGCCAAGGTATCATTCAAAAGAAAGAAAGCATGAAAAGAAAACTCATAGGAGATAGCTTTGACTCAGAAGGTAGTGGATATGATTATGCAGGTGCAGGATTTGATGTAACTAGAGATGCTCTAGGTAAAATGCGTTCAAGAAACCCAAGGACTGGACAAATACTTAAAGGAAGAAAACACCCAACATATGAATTAACAAAAAAGGGAGAAAAGGAAGCAGGATATGCTATTGGTAAGTTATTTCCTAAAGGCAAATATACATCTTATAAACCAAATAGAAAGACAGTAAAGTGAAGAAAGAACATAAAAGCAAAAAGGGAGGACTAACTGCCGCAGGAAGAGCTTACTTCAAGAGAAAGACTGGTGCTAACTTACAAGCTCCAGTTACTGAGTCTAAGCCAACAGGTAAGAAGGCAGCTAGAAAGAAATCATTTTGTGCCAGAATGTCTGGTGTCAAAGGTCCAATGAAGGACAAAAAAGGAAGACCAACTCGTAAAGCACTAGCGTTGCGTAGATGGAAATGTTAATAATTTAATACAATGAATAGAATAACTAGAGAAAGAATCAAAAAGCAAAGAGAAGCCAAGGGTTTTACTGGAATCCAAATCAAGGATTTAGGTAAGTTCTTCAAGCGAAAAGAAATGCAAGCACCTACACCTAGTGGAGTAAAGCCCAAAGCTGATGCCCCTAAGTCTAGTACCACTAACACTACTACTTCGGTACAGCAAAAAAAGAATGACAGAGTTTCTGGCAGAATAAAAACTGGTACTCCTACAGCTAGTCAACAAACACAAACTCAACAAACATCTGTTTCTCAAAAAGATGCGATTAGGAATCAAATTAAAAATCTTCAAGCTAGACAAGAAAAAGCTGGGAAGAAATTAAAGTTTTCGCTTCAACAACAGATAGACAAACTCAAAGCAAAGCTATAAGTAGTGCCTAGATACGACAAGTACGGACCACAGGATGATGTAACCCTTGAAGACCTAGACATAGGTTTTACTGGGTTCAACAATCGTTTGCGCCCAGACCAGTTAACTGCTGGTATGCTCGCTGAGTGTAACAATGCTAGGCTAGATAGAACTGGCTCTTGGGAACTCCGTAATGGTGTCGATTCAGTAGGTGCGCCTATTGCTGTAGGTGCTGATGCCCTGATTCTTACTGAATCAGGATTTACCTTGTTGGCAGATGATAATACTGTAACTATTACCATTGATGGTAATGATGATTTGCAGATAGCTGATTATAATAACATAGCTACTTTGCCAGCTACTGGCAGTATTCTCATATCTGGATTAACAGGAGTTACACCTGACCCTACAACTGCACCACAAACTTACACAAAGAGTGGCTCTAATCTTATTGTAGCAGGAACATTTTCTGGTACACCAGCTGGGACAGAGGTAGTAAAGTTCCCAGTATTAAATGACAATGTAGTAAATAAGGTATATGGTTCTTGTTCTTTTTCTGACCCCAACTCAGCGGACAACGAGAGCTATATTATTGTTGCTACAAATATCAAGGCAGTTGCTTACAAGGTATCTGACCCAAGCACTACTTTTAATTTATCTTACCCAAGTGCGACAACTATATCTAGTAAAGTAGATATGATACAAGCCTTTAATAAATTACTTATATTTAGAAAAGGTGAGGTAGCACTAGAGGTAGACTTAGCTGCAAATAATATCACAAGTAGTCCAGCTATGTCATTGGTCTCAAGTGGAGTATACACTCAACAGTCAACTGTTAGTGTTACTGACTTAGATATAGCAACAAAGGTTGCGACAGCTACAGTATCTAGTGTAGGTGGATTAAATGTAGGTCAAGTCCTAACAGTTTCTGCTGTTGGAAGTTCTAGTGGATTTTCTGTAAATGACACAATTACAATTAGTACCATAGATACTGCAACAAACAAATTTACATTTATTGCAGATGTAACCGACCAAACAAACAAGAATATAACATTTGTAACCAAAATATCCAGTAACCTTGGGTTTATCCATATGCCTACACCAGAGTTTGGTACATTACACCAAAGGAGATTGGTTGTACCTTATCAGTTTGACCCAGAAAATAGCAATGCTTCTCGTAAAATCTTTGATGAAGTGATTGCTTCAGATATTTTAGACAGTAATACATATGACAGAATTTTTGGTTCATTTAGATTTAATGCAGGTGCTAGTGACTTTACTGTTGGGATTGTTTCTTTTACTGAGGACTCTATCTTAATATTTAATAAGAATAGTATATACAGAGTATCTGGAACAGTTAACCCACAGAATGCTACTACTCAAGTATTGACCAATGAGATTGGTGCATTGGCTAGAAAGTCAATCGTACAAGTAGGCAAGAATGTATTCTTCTTATCAGATAATGGTGTGTACTCATTAGAGTTCCTTGATGAATACAATCTTCGTGGTACACAAACCCCACTATCTGAGCCAATACAGAATACAATAGAGCAAATTGACCAAAGGTTTGCTAAGAACTCTACTGCTGTTTACTTCAATAATAGATACTATATAGCAGTACCATTGAAGACAAACCCAGATGGTAGCTCAAATGACAATGGTGTAAATAATGCAATACTTGTATATAACTTCTTAAATAATCAATGGGAGTCAGTAGACACAGTTAACACATCACCACAATTTGAGTACACAAATTTAATAATAGCTGGTTTAGGAAATGACAGAGGTGTTTATTCCATTAATGAAAATGGTGGCATACACTTAATTGCCTCAGATGAAGCTAACTTTTCTACATCATCTCGCTCTGGCTTTGACAATGTTATTACACAAGTTGGAGAAACATCAAGCACACCAGTCAGGGTAGAGGGCAAGCTCAAGACTAGAATGTATACATATAATGATATTGGTCGCAAGAAGTATAATAGTTTTGACATACAAGCTGAAGGTAATACCATTGTCCCAACTGATTTTTCTATAAAGATAGAGACAGAAAACATTGATACAGACTTAGGGACACAAAAATCATTACTTGGTAATGCTAGCAAATACCTAGGAAATGAACCAATTGCTCCATCTACTCCAGCTGAAGATGTTGCCATTCGTGGTAGAATAGGAAATATGAGAGCTTATGGTGCGCAATTACAGATTGAAAATATAGAAGGTACACCAAAAATCCGAAACATAAAGACAGCAGCAACACAGACTTTCAAATCAACTAACCCAGCAACATAATGGCAAGATTCGTAACAGGTAATTCATTTAGTACAGGAGACCAAGTAACAGCAACTACATTAAATAATGCTGTTAACAATGCTAAGGCATCAACTGATTCAGTAGATAACTCTAGTATTGCAGTAGATGGCTCTGGAGTATTAAGCGTAAAGACTTCAACAAGTGCATCTGATGGTGTAACATTTGCTAAGTTTCAACAAATTCCAGCTAACACAGTATTAGTAAGAGATGCTAATTCTCTGGGTTCAGTATCTGCAAAGGCAGTAACTGATACTCAAATACTTATTGGTGATGGTACTGGTTTTACTTCAGCAGCACTTAGTGGTGATGCCACTATGACAAATGCAGGTGCAGTAACAGTTAGTAGTGTTGCTTCTGGCGCTACAGGTACAACTGCTAGTTCGGGGGATAGTTCAAATAAATTAGCGACTACTGAATATGCAGACTCCATAAGACCTAATATTGTTACTAGCACAAAACTAGATGCAGCTACATTAAGTGTAACCAAAAGCACATATGCCGACTTTCCAACATTAGAAACTGCAATTACTTCAAGGTATGAGAATACAAAATTTATAGTAACTGGTTTTGTTTCATGTGGATTTACAAGTAATGCTTCTGATGGCATCGTTAAGGCTCAATACAAGGTTGGTGCTGGTGCTTACCAAGATTTTAATTTAGCTACTGGTGTTGGCAATAGAGTGGCTGGTCATTTTTCTATTGGACAAAATGCTGATAACAATACAGGAATAAACTCAGAGGCATTTAGTATACCAACACCAGCGATAACAAACTCAGCTGGAGATGTTATTACATTTAAACTACAAATTACTCTTGTTAATGCTAATGGAACACTTTATATTAATAGAGAAGAATCAGATGATAGTGATGATAATGGTACTCGTAGGGTAATTTCAACACTAACGGTACAAGAAGTGTAATGTCACTAGCATCATATGTTCGCAAATGGCTTGAGATAAATGGAATACCAGAAGAGATAAAGAAGATTGTGGGATATTGTATAAGAAAAGAAAACGGTAAAGTATTTGAGGGAATGGATGAAGATACCATTACCACAATGATTACTTATCATTTCTTGAAGAAGACAATATCCGTTATCTATGAAGATGAAGAAGTTGTGGGTGTTCATATGTGGTATAATTGTAACTATACTGATGACTTTTCATTCATAGAAAACTGGGAGGAGGACAGAGAGGACGGAGATACAATATTTATGGCATTTCTTTTTGCTGAAAGTAATGATGTGATGAAAAAACTCATACATGATTTCATGGATAAAGAGCCAGATATGTTAACAAAGAATCTAGTAGCAATGAGAAAGAAGGGTGGATACCCAAGAAGACTAGATGTATCAAGAAAATATTTTAGCAAAATACTTAAGAGATAATTATGGGAGGAAGTAAAACAGTTATACAACAGCCAGCACAAATTGACCCATCTGAATCAATGGGCGAATACTTGTTTGGTAGCGGATTTAAAGATTTTGAAGGTATCACCGACCCTCGATTGCAGCAAAGAATTATAGAGGCAGAGGCTCAATATAGACCACAGTATACTGCGCTAGAGTTAGCTGAACAAGAGGCTGCACTCTTTGGTAAAGATGGACAAGCTGGACTTCTTGAAATGCAAAGACGAGCAGGTGAGGAAGCCATAGACTTTGAGGAAGCAGCTAGAGAAAGACAGATTCGCAAAGAGACTTCATTACTTGGTGAGCTAGGTCCAGAGGTTACTGAAGCACTAAGGGCAGCTGACCCTACATCGGCAAGACTTGCTGACTTACAGGCACAGCAAGCAGAGACTTTATACGCAGAAGCAGAAGGTGGACTATCACCAGAGAGAGCTAGAGAAGCAGAGCAAGCAGCTCGTATGGCTGGAGTAGCTCGTGGTAGAGTAGGCGATGCTGGAACAATGGCACAAGAGTTACTTGGCAGGGAAGCATCGAGAGCGCAACTTCGTGCAGAAGCAAGACAAGCTGGTCAACTAGGATTTGGTCAAGCTCGTCAAATGGGTGGAGACCCATCAGCATTCTTGTTTGGTAGACCTACCCAGCAGACACAAATGGGTTCACAGTTATATGGACAAGCATTTGGACTAGCTTCTCAACAGCAAGGACCACAACTCTTTGACCCAAATGTTGGTGTCAACTTAGCAATGCAACAACGCTCACAAGATATGACATTGATGGGTGCGCAAGCACAAGCTAAAGCTACTAAAAGCGCAGGTACAATGGGTGCTATAGGTAGTATTATAGGTGGAATGGCTACAGGTGGTACAGGATTTTTTTGTTGGGTAGCTCGTGAAGTATATGGAGCAGAAAATCCTCGTTGGCTACAGTTTAGACAATGGGTTATACACAAGTCTCCAAATTGGTTCTTTAGATTTTATGCAAAGTACGGAGAAAGATTTGCAAAATTTATTTCAAACAAACCTTTTATAAAGAATATCATTCGCAAGTGGATGGATACAAAGATTAGTTAGTTATGGCATTTCAATCAGGAACACGAGTTGACCCAAGACTATTAGATTACAGCGGATATGCCCAAGGCATGACCCAAGCATCTGCTATACAGGCTACTGCATTAGCAGACTTAGGTAATCGTGTCGGAGAAGCAATCGAAGAAGCTGGTAAAAAGAAAGCTGACAAAGAAATCAAGAAAGGACTAGAGGGTTTACTTAAATCTAATACAGAGTTTGCTGCTACATTAGGTATAACACCAACTCCTTCTATAGGAGCAGCTGGAGAACTAGTTGTCACACAACCTACAGACGAAGCTTACAAGATTGGTGCAGATACTATATTCAAGACATTTGGTAGAGATGCTTCTAAGGCATTATATGGACAAGCTCTTCTGTCTACCTTTGAAGATGATGATGACGATGATGATAGATTTACTGCATCAAAACTTGATAAGTTTGTTGACTCAGTTGATTCTGGTGCATTGAAAGATATGTACCAAATCAAAGACAATAAGTTATTTAGAAGAAAAAGCAAAGGACAAACGGAGAGGCAGATTACCTTAGGAGATATTGATGAAATTCTTGAGTACGAGGGAGCTAAAGAGTTTATTGAACTAGGAAGTGACCCAAGAGGACTTTTTTCTGACTAATCTTTGCTATGCCTGAAACTGTACAAACCTTTGCCCAAAGAGTAAAAGAGAAAGACCCTAGTTACAGGGGTATGGATGATGCTCGTGTTGTGTACGATGTACTCAATGAATCTCCTGTATATAGACAAAGGTTTCTACCACAAGAAAGAAGAAACAATATCTTTGGTACTATATTCAGGGAAGCATTACTTGGATTTGCAGAAACTGGTAGTAAAACAGTAGAAGGTATTGGGTTCAATCTAGCCTCAATGATTGCCTCTGAAACAATGACAGAGGAGGAGTTCAATCAAAGTGATAAGGCTGGCACAATGTCTTATCAGGACTACAAGGAACACAACGATGAGAGAGTAGAGGTAGAGAACAAGGCTATTGCTCATGCTCAGAATGTAGGAGACTTTTTTAAAAACTTAACACCAGAGGATACAGCTGGACCACAGGGTACATTTGAAACACTTGTTGGTCAAGTAGCCAGAGGCTTAGGACAATTTGCTGGATACGCTGCTGCTGGTACTGCTGTTACTGCCGCAGGTACAGCCTTGGGTAGTCCAGTAGGTGGTGCTGCCGCAGCTACTGCTTCCATATATACTATTGCTACAATGAACAGACAAATGGAGTTCATTGATGATGCAGAGAGAACTCTTGGTAAAAATATCACAGAGATGTCTGCTGATGAGAAGGACAAGATTACAAAGGGTAGTCTTGGCTATGGTGCAATAACAGGTGCGCTTGACGCAACAGTATTTAAATATGTTGCTGGTATGCCCAATGCCTTGAAGTCAGTTCTTCAAAAAGCAAAGATAGGCAAGCCAGTATCTGAGAAATTATTTAAGTCAGCACTCGCACAAGCATCAAGCAACGCACTCAAGAGAGGTGCAGCAGAAGGTTTACAAGAATCTATTGGTGATGGTATGACACTAGACATCATGGCTAAGAACCTTTACGATGAAGAAAGAAAGTTCATCACAGGTGATGCCCTTGGTCGCAGAATCATGGAGTTCACAGTTGGTGGATTAGTCGGTGGTATTGGTTCAGGTATTGGCGATAGTGGCAAATTGCTACAAGGTAAGGCTATCACTCCAGAGGGTCAGCAAAGACTCAATGACGAGACAGATAGAATCCTTGAGGCAATGCCTAGTGTAGATAGAGAGAAAATCGCCAAAGCTATACTTGATGGAGACCCAAATCCAGAGATTACTGTATTTGATTTAAATGGTACACCAGTAAATGTAAAGGTCACAAGCTACGAACAAGATGGAAAGATTGAGGTAGAGACTCAAGATGGTATCAAGCAAGTCTTAGGAGAAGGAGACTTAGTTGAATACAATAGTCGTAGTCCTGAATACACCTTACAAGTAGAGACAGAGACTGGTAAGCCAGACCAAAAACTTAGTGACTTATCTTCTCAGGAACTAGACAAAGCTATCAAGGAAAGAGAAGCATATGCTGAAGAGAATGCACAAAGCGAAGACCCTATGTTTGTACAAGGAGTTAACAATGCTTTGGGTGATGTGTTTGCTTTGAGAGCAGAGAAGCGTAGAAGGGCTAGACTAGAGAGAGAAGCTGGAAGACCAGTAGAACCAAAGCAGCCTAAGAAGAAAGCTAAGGATGTGGACCAAACTGGTGGTCAAACATTTACTGTTACATATGTGTCCAAGGAGAGTGGGCTAAAGACTACTACTGAGGTTGTAGCGAGTTCACTAGAAGAAGCAGAGACACAATTTAGGAATTTATATAAAGATGATATTTCAAGAGATGGTGCTGTAGAGGTTACTGTCAAAGGAAAGCCAGAGCCAGCTCCAACTGAGCCAGTACCAACTGAGCCAGTACCAACTGAGCCAGTACCAGAGCCGACACCTGAAGTTGATTACAGTAATGTTAAAGTAGGTGACACTATAAAAATTTATGGCGTTACTGGAAAAGAGTCTGATGTTGAAGTAATTGGAGTTTCGGATTCTGGGACTATAAGATTCAGAAGAAAAGATGGCTCAGAAGGTATAGTAGGATTAGAAACAGACTCTGTTTTATTTAATATAAACTCAACTAACTATACAACTCAAGCGAGAGGAACTGGTTTTGGTGGTAGAAAAATTTCTGATATGACAGATGCTGAACTAAAAGAGTTAGCTAACATCATTGACGAAAAATTTAAATCAAAGAAAATTCCCAAGGATGGTAAGGAAGCTACTTCTCTGGAACACCTAGCTGATAGAAATGCTATCAAGTTAGAGCAAAAGAGAAGAAAACAAAAGCCAGAGCCTACTCCACCAGAAACAGAGACAACTCCACCAGAACCAGATGTCGAAGAAGGAGAAACAAACCTCAAGCCAAAGATAGTAAAAACATCTGCTGAAACTGGAGGCTATCCTTTATCCAAGATAACTATTCGTGGTAAGGATATATTTATTGGTGCTGTGGATGCAGTTGGTGGTGGTAGACATTATCATGTTACGGATGAGGGTGGATTTACTTTCTTGGAGCTAGATGGTGAAACAAAAACAGAGGATACATTTTTATTTTTACCAAGAACTAGGAAAGAACTCATAGAAGAACTTAAGAAGTTCTATAAGGTAGGTGAGCCAACTAAAAAAGCACCAAAGAAAACAGCCCCAAAGCCAGAGCCTACTACAACAGATAGACCAGAGCTAGATGTTGGTACGCCTCTTGACCCAATCCCTGAAGAGAAGTTTGATGAACCAGAACTTAGTCTTGTTGAAAGAGAAATCAATGAGGCAAATGTAATTAAATTCATTACACAGAAGTTTGGTAACATATTTAATTCTGACTTACTTGCATTAGGTGGGACTAAGCTAAGAGTAAAGTTCGTAAGTAAATCACCAAAGGATAGCGGAACTATAGCTGTTTATAAGAGAGTTGATGCTTTATTTGACCCAAATAAAGACCAAGTATTTAGCGACAAAGACCATACAATTATATTCTATGTAGATAAATTAATGGAAGGAGGGGACGGAACTCGTGGCATAATTAAGACTGTTCGCCATGAGTTGATGCACGCAATCGGTCGTGTTGCTGCTGCAAAGAAAGGTAAGAGCGTCACTAAGTTATACGAAGCAATTAGCAAGTCCATGACCCCTGACCAAAGAAGATTGATGGACGAACTATACGCTCGTAAGGGATACCAATATAGTAGTGGTCAACATAATGGTAGAGGAGCTGAGTTTTTTAGAGCAATATTGGAAGAATTTGGATACGGTACTCCTAGTGAGGAAAACTCAAGAAGAAAAGAAATACTCAAGAAAGGTACAGCTTTCGAGAAAGTTACACAACTTATCAAGGACATACAGTCCTATATCGCAAACTTCTTCAAAGGAGATGTGTTAACAAATCCAGAGGTTGCTACATTGTTTATTGATTCAGTAAACCTTTTAGCACAACTTGACCCCAAGGCTAGACCAGTTAATCAAAAGCTAGTAGACTTAGTTCGCTCCAGAATATCTCCTAACACAGATACTTTGTATGACAATGTAAATGATTATACAAAAAATATGGAGACATTCGTAGATGAGCAGTTGGCTCAAGATGATGGCAAAAAAGTAAAGCACGAACAAGTACCCAAGGACACTACAGCAAAGGGTATGAGCTTTGCTTCAAAGTATTTAATACCAGTTGGTCAAGTATTGGGCAACATACATTCTGACTTAGAGAAAGCATTCCATAAGTATATACAAATCAAGGATGAAAAGATTTTAATAAGACACAGAATGGCTCGTCCTTTCTCTGAGAAGATGAAGGCACTCAAGAAATCTAATGAGGGTGACTACATCAAGCTATGGGCATTGATTGCATTTAGTCCAAACGCTACGGAGTCTCGCTATAGTGCAGATGAGCAAAACCAATTCATTGAAGAACGAAATACTTTACTCAAGAAGTATGGTATGTACAATGAATACCTAGCTACTCGTAAGGTACTAGACAATGTAATGAATGATGCCTTGGATACAGGCATTGAGATTGGATTCCTTGAGCAATACTTCCCTCGTTATCTAAACCCAGAGGGCAGAGCTGGATTCCTCAAGAAGTATGCAGGCATAGACAGAAGGACATTCTTGGGAGAGATAGATGCAGAGAACAAGCGAAGAGCTAATCTCAAGGCAACAAGATATGTACTAAAACTAAACGGAGAAGACATCGGTACATTTGGCAGACGCTCTGCTGCTGCAACAGCGAGAGCAAGAAGGGCTGCTGAACTAGGAGTAACCGAACAAGATATTGAGATTGTAGCAATGGAGCTACCTGCGCCACAGCCTCCAATAGAAGAAGGTTCTATACAAGAGGTACAGTTTATACAGAAGTTACTCAATGACCCTAAGTATAGAGGAAAGGGTAAATCAAACTTCCAGAAACAGCGTGTTATTGAAAAGATTTCAGAGGAAGATACTCAGTATTACTTAGACCCAATGCAGGCATACAGTAATTACATCACACAGATGACTACTACCATTGAGACTGCTAAGTTTGCTGGAGTCAATCAGCCAGAAGCAAACGCACCAAGCAAGGATAGAATAACAGTTGAGTATGACCCAACATCAGAGCTAGGTAGATTGATTGCAAAACTAGCTAGAGAGAATCCTGACCCAGAGTTTCAGTCACAACTATACGAATATTTGCCACAAATATATAGGGCAATCATGTCTAAGGGTGCGCAAGAATATCAAGTGTTAGCTTGGATGCGTCAGTTCAGTTACTTTAGTTTACTTGTTGAGATTACATCTACAATGTCTCAGCTATATGACTTACCATTTATCATGTATGACAATGGTTTCTTGAACACACTTCGTTCTATGATTGGCAACAAGGAGTTCAATGTAGGAGATTACCTTGACCAAGACAGAATGGTTGAGCAAAACTTTGGTGGAGACAAGGATGCAGTATTAATGAAGTTAACAAGTAAAGGACTTCAGCTAACTGGTTTCCGTAAGCTAGACCAAATCATGAAGAACACCACTATGGATGCAAACTATAAGAGGTACATGAGACTAGCTAGAGAGTTGAACTTATCTTACTTGAATCCAGATGGTTCAATCAAAGAAGAACACAAGAATAAATTTAATAACAAGCAAAGAAAGTTCTTAGCTGAACTCAATCAATTCCTAAGTCCAGAGGTTACAAATCCAAATGAACCAATGGAGATGTTGGTTGCATTGAGAACACAGCCAGAGCAAAGAAGTCAAAGACAACAAGACTTAATCAAGAGTACACTTGTAGCCAAGTTATTCCAGAATCAACCATTGTCTGAACTCCGTATGCCACTAGCTGTAAGACAAGACCCTAATATGCGTATGTGGTATACCATGAAATCATTTATGATTGTTCAAGTAAATACTGCTCGCAATCTTGCGTTCAACAAGATAGCTCGTGGACTAAACCAAGCTGTAAGAACTGGAGGCAAGGAAGGTGTAGACGAACTCAGAGAGGGTATGCTAAACTTACTTATACTCATGGGTTACTTTGTAATGCTTGGTATACCAGTTGACTTTGTAAAAGATATTATCGCAGGACGAGTTGGTTACATCTCTGACTATACATTTAACTCAATGGTTCGTGTGGCTGGTGTAAATAAATACTTCTTATACAAAGGACGCAACGAAGGATATGGTACAGCTATCATGAACTTTGCGATGCCTGCACCTT